CTTATCCACATTTCTAGGTGGCCTTCTCTAGCATCTTCGAAGTAATTACTCTTTTCATCAAAGTGTCTGATGTAATCTGGAGCCTGTACAACAATACTATTGACTTTTTCTTGATCAAAGACAGAGTTACCAGTAACTAAGAAAGCTTCTTCAGGACTACTAGGGTATTCTTGCTTAAACTTGCGTTCCCCCGACTCCCCTATCTTTAAACGCCTCCAGTATAACTGATCGTTGTCTAAATCGTACTTTTCTAGTAGCTCCCACTCTTCTTCTGTTAGCTCCATTCCTTCTGGTGCTGTTCTACGGTACTCATCTGTGATAAACCAAGGTAGAAAAATAGGAATATACTCATTTTCTCCTCTCATTGCCCCTTGGTACAGGCGATAGAACTCCCCCGAAGCACCATTGGCGGTACTTTCAAGGATTACTTCAGTTCCCGCTTCTTGAGATATACCTTGAAACAGTCCTGCCAGTATCTGTTCGTCAAACTGCCAGAATCCAACCTCTGAGAGATGAGCAATTGTAGGTGTAGTTCCTCGTCCAGCCTCTTTAGCGCCAGCCGTGTACAGTCTATAACCGCTTTTGTTGTGTTCGAATAAAATTTCTTTAGCATTACTCTTGTTTAGCGCTGGTGGCTCCTCCATGTTGTCAATAATATTACGAGACATGTTGAAAAGAGCGTCCGAAGTGGCACTATCATGCGCCATAACGACTGAACGAGTGTAAGGTGTGAAGAACGTCTTCCAAAAGACTCTAGCGGCGCAATAGGTGCTGATGCCCTGCTGTCGCGCTTTGAGTACGATGGCTCTGACCTTCCCAGTTTGCTCTAACTGTTCTTCTAGCTGTGCATTAATAACAGTTTGTGCTTGGTTAAACTCGAAGGGAACGAAGCCCGAAGAAGCGTTCTTAGTAATAATTCTTATTTGTTCTTTAGAAAATAGTTCAAAATCATCTTTGTATGCCTGTAGTTGCTTACGTTTTGATAACTCCTTGGCTAGTTCTAGCTTTCTTTTGTTGTCCATTTAGGTGTCCTCTAAATTTTCCTATAAGGGTGTGTTATTTATTATAAAATTACTACTCTCTCTGTGTGTCTAAAAGATGTGGAGCGGTGTGGGTTACCCCCTCTGTCTTTCGGGGTCCCCCCTGTGGCCTTTCGCGCGGTGCGTCTGGCTTTCCTTCTTCTCTCTTTCTTGGGGTGTTTGTTATGGCTTCTTCTTCTTCTGCGTCTTCCTGTTCTTCTTTTGCTTGGGGTGCCGTCTGGCTCGGTCCTCGCGCTGGCGTTTCCCTCTCGCCCGTTCGCTCGGTCGCGTGGGGTGCGCCTGTCGTGGTCTCCTCGCTGGGGCCGTGGGTGGCGGCTGGCTCTCCCGTGCCTGCGGGTTGTCCGTCTCGCTCGGTGCCTGCTTGGTCTCTCGGTGGCTGCTCGGTCTCCTTCGTTGGTGGTCCTTCCCGCTGGGTCTGGGTGCCTCGTTCTGTGCCTCGTGAGGCTGTGTCGGTGTTCTTTGATTGCCTTCGCCTGTCTCGGTCTTCGGCCTTGCCTGTCTGCCTTGGCGTCTTCGGGGGCTTTGATCCCTCCGTCTGGTTCTGCGGGGTTCGCCTCCCTTAGTAGTTTCTCCCTTGGTTCCTCGCCTTCGGGTGGGGATCCTTGTGGTGGCCTGGTTTCTCCCGCTAGGTCACCTCAAGGGTCTCCGTTTTGGTTTCCCTGTCGGGCGCTTTTGCCCTTTGTTCTCTTGAAAGGAGACACGCTATGACTAATCTTTCAACCGCTACAACCTTCGCTTCAACCTCTTTTGTGCCTTCTGCCGCACAGATGAGAGCGGTGGCAATCGTGCCTGTTCGGGGCTTCCTTCAGGGTGCCGTTCCTGTGGCCTCTGAAGTTCTTCCTTCGGGAGACTTCGTGGTGTGGTTCGATGGTCAGCAGAAGCCTTTGGTGTGTAAGCCAATGGCCTTTGATGGTCCTGTGCCGCAAGCGTTGATAGACGTAGTGGGTGCTGCGGGTGCTGCTGGAACCAAGGTGTTCCCTGTGGTGGCTCAGTTCGGTAAGCAACCTGCCTCTGGGTTCTTCTGTGGGATCTCCCTTGATCCTGTGGCGGCTCCTGGGACGGTAGCTCCGTCTCGCGGTTCCTTCGCCTAACCCTTGTGACTCCCTGCGCTTTGGCGTGGGGTGTCCTTGTGGGTGCTCTTGTTTCCTCCCCAGGAGCATCCTCAAGGACATCATGTCCTAGAAAGGAGTACTAATGTATAAAGTACTCACAACCGAAGAGTTCATACACAGGTATGGAAGAAAGGATAATGTCATGAAAATAGACATTGACACAGCAGTCGAGGCGCAAAAGCTAGTAGAAATGCTAGAAGATGCATTCTCGGATGTCGTTGAGGAGTTTGATGCAGACTTCACTTCGAGACAACACGGTGATTGGGTTACTCAGTATGGCCTATCAGATCACTCTGTGGCCGAATTCTCTAACGTAGTAGACGAAATTATGTTTATTGCATTAGAAGAGATCACCTCTCGATGGAAAGAAGCAGGCAAACTGCCTAAATAGGGCCACTCTGAGTATACTTCTGGGTTTACGTGGAGTAAACTCAGGGGTGGAGTGTCTTTATGTGTGATAATATGAAAGGAAATCACATGAAATGCATGTCAATCGCACTCAATAACGAGTGGAATAACACTAATGATGAAGTTAGACGTACTGCTAATCTAGCTTATAATATGAAAGAAACTGTATCTGATCCAGATGCAGTTAAAGCGTATGAAGTCGCAATGAGTAAACAGAAAGAGGTTGAAGAACTCATGCGTAAACATGACAAAGGTCTCGCCGAACACTACCGTAAACGTGAACTTAAATCTAAACTAGGAGTAAAGTAAATGAACTATCTTTCAATCACTGCCGAGCATGAAGCTCTATTCGCAAGCGCTAAAACATTCAGCGTAAATGACCGTGTAATGCAATATAGGAAGGATGCAATCGACCGTGAACTTAAAGCTGTATTGAAGTACGGTGACGGTAAGCCAAGAGCACGTATCAGAGAACTTAATCCAGCCTTCCGTAATGTAGATACAGAAGAAATGATTGAATTCAAACAACAGGGTAAGAGTAGCTTCTGGATTGGTAGACACTATAATGTAGCCGCAAGTACTATCAGAACCCGTATCAACCGCTATCTAGCAAGAAAGTCAGTATAATGGATGCTATATTCGCAATTCTAATGATATGCCTAATCATGAGCGGAGGTGCTCTTATCTTTATGTTATTTGCACCCTTCATCAAAGAGCTTGACGACAAACTAAACAAGGAGATAAACAAATGGTAGCCATCGATATCACTAACATGTCTAACAGAGAACTTGAAACGTTAGCCCAAGACATATCAGTAGAACTACGAGAACGTGAACTCGCAGAAGATATGCAAGCTCAAGAAGAAATCATCGAGTCAAGAAAAAGAACAGGTGCATAACAAGTCAGGAGTCTCACCTAAGATAGCTCTGTCATGGGGCTATCTTTCGAGACACTCATGTCTCTAATCGTCATAACTCAAGGAGATCAATATGACACAGACTATCATCCGTAACGTTTCAGTTAACTATGCAAAAGTATACAAAGCTGAAAAGAACACATTCGGTAACACTCAATTCGATATTCAACTTGAATTCGGAAAAGACCGTATCGATGAGTTAAAGATGTTCAACAAGATTAGACAGTTGCCTAACGGTAACTATGCTATGAACATCAGCCGTTCAGAAGCTAACAAAGATGGTAAAGAAAACTTTATCAGAGTAGTTGATATGGCTAAAGCACCGTTCGATAAACCAATCGGTAACGGTACTAAAGCTAATCTAATCGTGTACACCTATGCCTCACCGAGAGCGCATAACGGTACCAAGACTGTACTGATGGCTGTTCAGATCGTAGACCATGTCACATACGAGCCAGCAACAAGTGTTGACTTCGACATGCTAGATACAGCGTCACCAGTAGAAGCCTCAACAGACTTCTAATCAACTAGAGGGGTAGCTAATAATGGCTACCTCTCAACTCTTATGTTCATCAAATGAAAGGAACATAAAATGTACATCTACCCAATCAAACTAAAATCCGACCTCTCAACAGGTATGCTACCAATAGCTCAGGCTAATGCGGCTAAGTACCAGCTCAAGAAGTTCTTAAAGACAATGCCTGAAGGTACAATAGCCTATATCGCAGGTGGCGCACCAAGAGACTGGCATCACGGATGGGGCTGTAGAGACGTTGATATATTCTTCCAAGCACCTGAGACTATAGAAACGCTAAGCGCACTAGGTAAACATAAACCATCGTGTGAAGCCTATGGTTATGGCTATATGGATGCTACTGAGCAAAACCTTCTCTCAATCCATGAGTACAAAATAAATCAAGGCTCATTGAGATTCCGTAACGTACAGCTAATAAGAGTACAAGGTCATCCACTAAATGTGATTAAAGACTTTCCAATTAACCTATCACATATCTGGATGGACTCATCAGGTGAAATCGAATGTGACTTCTGGTATCAAACAGGCTATAATAGTCGTATCATATCAGCAGTACATGATAAACAATACTACTACCCATACCTTGAAAAGATACTACCAAGGTTCACTGACTATGCCTTCACACCAAAGGAATGGACTGGTAAACGTAAAGAAAACTTAATCGAGGAAGTATAATATGCCTGAACTACTAGGATTACTATGCATAGTACTAATTGTAATACGTATCGTCACCTTCTGGCGTGACACATAGAAAGGACTACCAATGATAGTACAACCAATCGAAGAAGAAACTCCCACAGTATCCCTGCAGTACAACTTAACAAGGTACTACGAAGCCCAATACAACGTAGACTTCTTGTTAACTAAACTGCAGAGTGCATACTGGGATGTCGAAGACATCTCTGAAGACTCCTTCACCATGACCACTACTAGCGTTGAGGCGTATAAGTTCATACAAGACGTCATGGAATACCACAGTGCTACTGAAGGTGTAACCAGAGACATACTAGTGGATGGCTATCGTACAGTTGTAACATACCGTATTATAGATGACACAGTGTGCGCTGACGTCGAATACCGTGTAGCAGATGAGCTAGACTACCACTACGACCAAGATGAGTACTTAGAGGTGATAAGATGACTTTACCCCACAATCAAATAGTATTACACTCTAAAGATGGTAAAAGAGTGAGTATAGTACAAAACTACCAAGACGGCTCTGGAATGGCTGGAGGCGTATACGGTGACACTGTAGAAATCCTCATAGGAGACTACGAATGTCACACTCAAGTTGACTTAGAATCGCTCGTAATACTATTACGTAGCCTATAACACACCCTTATAGGGGGAAAGGGTATCATTAAGGGTATCCTTTAAGGTTCCCTATAGTAGTAGTCGAAAGGAAACTAACATGACAACAAGAAGAGAACCAGCTCAGTATCACTTCTACGAAGAAGAGATAAACAAAGCCTACGAAGAGGACGACTGGGAACGAGTAAGTTATCTCAGAGCAGACGCTCCAGTTGTAGTTCGAGATGCCTTAATAAGAAACGGTATCCTCGAAGGCTCAGTAGAACAAACCAGATTACCATAACCCGAAAGGACACTACAATGCGTAAAGTATATAACAACCACTTCAAGGACTACATGCAGGTACGTTACACAGGACACCTACATGTCTACTCAAGTAAGAGTGCCACATGGCTGTACAACGAAGAAAGGAATGTCGTTGTTTTGTTTGTAGATGATAGCGATGGCATGAGTAACGATACAATCATCTACTGGCCTAGTAGTGAGAACTACGGGCTACACAGAGAAAGAATTATGAGGTTAGCGGCATGACAGTATACTACATAATACTCCCAGTCCTGATAACTACTTTCTGTCTACTGGCAGGGATATGGCTAGATGATAGAATGTAGTGGACTAGATCTCTTGTGGTGGCAGTGGTGGATACTCACTGCCCTCACTATCAACACAACCGTAAACCTCATAGTATTCTTCAGAGGACGTAAGTTTAAGTCATAGAAAGGAACTACAAATGAAAACGATTGATATCTTATGGGTAATCAGCCTACTATGGAGTACGGCTTGCTTCACCGCTTACTTTATGTCTTAGAAAGGAAATAAGATGGAAGAAAACAATGCAATCAGCCCCAAGCACTACAAAGAGATAGTGCCAGGGTACGAGTACATGGACATGATGGTGTTCATGTTAAAAGACTTTGATGGTGTCGAGGCACACTTGATGGGTCAGGTCTACAAGTACCTCATGCGGTACGGTAAGAAGGATGACAAGCTACAAGAGCTAGAGAAAGCCAAGTGGTATCTTGACTACCTGATTACCTACAACACAACACCAGAGGAACTCGAATGACTAAGTATGAGGTAAAACTTGAAGGCTGGGTGACGGACATTGTGTTCGTCACTGCAGCAGACAAACCAGAAGCTATTAAGCTTGCTACACAAGAGTTTATCAATAGGAAAGGTGTAGAGAACTGTAGAGTGGTAAACATAGATGAAGAAGATAACATGTAAACACTGCTTAAACACACAGTACATATCAGATAGGCTAATAGAAATAGCACACAAACTATTATGCTATGTATGTAGTAATGAAATTAAACCAGAGGATTATAAAGATGATTGATGAAAAGAGAACTATTATTGTACGTGATGCTGAGTTACATTGGGCTAAGCTAGTCAAACCAGTAGACCCATTCGGTACACTTCAGTGGGAACTACAGATGCGTACACGAGATAAAGACGAAGCCAAGAAGTGGAAAGACGAGTACTTTATCACTACTAAAACAGAAGAAGATGATGACGGTGTCTTCTACAAGGCAAACGTCAAGCGTAAAGCTGTAAAGAAAGATAACAGCGATAACACACCACCTGACGTACTAGACGGTGCCAAGAAGCCTATCGACGGTAACATTGTAGGTAACGGTAGCGTAGGTAACGTTATGCTCTTCCAGTACCCGTATGAGATGCAAGGTCGTAAAGGCGTTAGCTCTATCTTGTCTAAGGTACAAGTAACAGACCTCAAAGAGTACACACCAAGTAGCGGTACAGACTTTGACGTTATCGAAGGTGAAGACACAGGCGAAGCACAGGTAGACTTCTAATGGGTGATGTCATCGACTTTAAACCTAAGAAGACAAACATAGAAGTGCAACTAGAAGAAGACGACTCACAGCGTATGCTGGAGTTAGCTATACTAGTTCTCTTTGAGGAAGTTGGTGGCCATGAGTTATACGGTAAGCTTACAGCGGATGAATACAACCTAGTGTTCATCCAGTTTACTGACGTATGTTACTCAGCAATGGAAGACGAAGCTATTATAGTAGACGAAGATAATAACGTTAGTATAGTAGTAGAGTTAAGACGCGACCTTAAGGAGGCTATGGATGACTTTAAGAGAGAACTTGAATCCGCTGATACTAGCATACACTAGTGCCATTGACCAATACTCTAAAGAAACAGTCGTTAGTGGCACAGGGCAGGAGCACTACATAGCTCTTGTCAAAAGACTTGAAGACTTAAAGACGTATATCATTGAAAATGAAAGGAAAAACAATGAAGAATTACGTATACCTAGCAGGACCAATGGAAGACTGCACCAAGAAACGAATGACAGCTTGGAGACTTCGAGCGGCAGATATACTTCAGAAGAACGATATCAGTTCGTTAGATCCAACTCGTAGGGTAGACTTCCATGACCAACTTAAACTATCTGAGACAGCTACACATGAGCAATCAGCCTGTAGACGTATCTTTAAGATGGACATGCAAGACATAGCTAATAGCACTGTTGTATTAGCTGACGTAAGACGTGATAGCGGTAGAGGTACTGGTACTGCGATGGAACTTATGTTTGCACACATGAAGAATAAAGTAATTATACTTTGGGCAGACAGAGATGACTACGTTCATCCATTCTATGAAAGTATTTACACTGAGAAATACTTTGAACTTGACGATTGCATAGAAGCAATCTCATACTATTACTGAGGAGTAAACCATGCAAGCACGATTTGATACATACACTAAGAGCCTTAATCTTGCTACGGAAACGTATCACGACATTATGAGTAAAACTAAATGCACAGACCTTAATCTTCAGTACAATGAATACAACAAGTGTTACAACTTGATGGGGTCTATTCATAGTGATAGCGTTAGCTACGTTGCTGGGCTATTAAATGATGGTAATTGGGATGAAGACTACGACAAGCTCGATGTATAAAGCAGTATACATAAGAGACAAAGCGTTAAGCTTAAGAGAAGATGTGATGAGGCTACTCGACACGGTAGGTAAAGATAACCGTGTTGAGATAGCTGAAATATCTAATGATAACAACTATATAATATTTAGTTACGAAAGGAAGTAACATGCCTTATATTGCTAAAGAAAACCGTCAGAAGTTTATGTGGCTTGAGCAAGAGCTAGAAAGCTTTGGCCCTGACATGCAAGCGGGTGACTTGCAGTACTTGATTGCACTCGCCATTAAACACATGGAACCATACAACTATCAGACAATGAATGATGTCATGGGTGCATTGGCAGGTGCTCAGATGGAATTCTACAGGCGTACGGTAGCACCGTATGAGGACACTAAGATAGAGGCTAATGGAGATGTTTAAGTGTAAGCACACAGACTCTATTGGTAGACCTTGTTCACAACACAAACACGAGGAGCCTAGCAGATACTGCGGGTTAGATACAAATGATACCACTTGTGCAGCACTTGCTACAGCGTATATGGGATACGCCGAAATCAAAGACGGGGAAGTCTCAGATGAAACAAAAATCTGGTTATCCAGACACAACAAACAACTTTATGAGCAGGTTAAGGACTATTAATCATTGTAAACGTTGTAAAACGCCCTATTATGAGGGGGCATTGGACTTTCTCTCAGACGAATTAAACTGTCCAAAATGTGAGAACGGAAAGGACTAACACATGAGACTAGTATTTGACATTGAGACTGATGGCATTGATGCTACCAAAGTATGGTGTATTGTTGCTCAAGACGTCGATACTAAGAAGATATACAAGTGGAGGCCAGATGACATTGAGTCTGGTCTTAACTTTCTTCTTAATGCAGACGCTCTTATCGGTCACAACATCATTGGGTATGATTTAGCTGTACTAACTAAGCTGTACGGCATAGACTTCTATGACAAGAAGCTATATGATACATGGATGATGAGCCAAACACTCAACTACAAGCGCAAACACAAGCATGGGCTTGGTGGTTGGGGTGAACATCTTGGCTACAGTAAGTTAAGCTTTGATAACTGGTCAGAGTTCTCGGAAGAGATGCTGACATACTGTGTAAGAGATGTTGAGCTAAACACAAGAGTCTTTGAGATCCTGATGAAGGAGTTCAAAGACCAATCCAGTACTAAGCCATTGATATCTAAAGGTATTAGAGCAGAGCATGATGCCGCTGTGTTCGAAGCTAAGATAAGAATGAATGGCTGGTTGTTTGATATGGATGGAGCCAACAAGCTACACGAAGAAATGTGTCA